CGTCTGCCTGCCAAGAGCCGTTCTCTCCTGCTTGTTCTATTCTAATAATTCTGCGTTCAATAGCTTTAGCTTCAGCTATTTGTATTCTTCTCCAAACTTTATCGTAAGGGTGGATTCCTTTTTGTCCTTTAATTTTCCATTCAGATAAAGCTGATGTGCTTATACCAACAGATTGACACGCTAAATTTACATACATTCCTGTAGCAATAGAATCACATAAGGCTTGTACCAATTCTTCGTTATGAGCTAATGTTTGTTTTGGCATTATCATCTTATAATAGCAAAGTCGGTTTCAAAAGAAACCGACCTGCAAGATTTGTTAAATTTAGAAGTAGCTAAGTTCGTCTAGCTCATTTTCTAAACCTGCAAAAGAACTTTTTTCCCAACCTTGCATACCTTTAGAATAATAAACTGCGTCAACATTTACTTTCATTTGGTCTAAGTTCATCTCTGCTGAATTTTTTACTGCTTGAGCAATTTCCATAATTTCGTCTACTCCGATTACTTTAATTTTACTAGCGTCAAGTTTAGAAACTAAAGATAAGATAACTTGAACTTCTCTGCCTTCATTATCTTCCATAATTAATTGTGTTTCATATTTAGTTATATTTTCCTCTTTTTCAGAGCCGTCAAGGAATTTTATTACTATTGACCTTTGAGTATCTAAAAAAGTCTTAAACTCTCCAACAAACTTCATTGTGTAACCTGCATTCTCAATAGTCTTGATATTATTAGCAAGTGCCTTAGATTTGCTAGTAAGTATTTCTAGTGCATTCATTGTGTCTCCTTTGATTGTGTCATTCATTACTACCATTATAATCATAGATTATATAATAATGAGACTTTTTTTTAAAAATATTTAAAGTAAAACCACAATATATAGTATGTTTTTAGGATTTTTTTATTTTTTTTAAAAAAATTGTTAATTTTTGAGTACAAATAAGCTCAGAACTTTGTTTATAGATTTTTAATTAGAACAAATGTTCGACTACTTTTTTTGCTCTAATTTGCACACAATACAATAGAAAAAGTAATCGTGGTCTATAAAGTTATGACCTTTTTCTAAACAAATTAATTCAGGATTCTCTGCCATTTTCTTCTTGCGAACTTCATCTTGACCTAGAGCTTCAAACTTACCAAACCATTTGTTTATTGCGTAAGGTGTTACATCAATCTTATTCCAATGCTTCTTATAAGCAGTTATAGAGCCTTCAAGCATACTTGGTGTTATTCCTGCTTCACTTAGTTCCTTGCAAACTTTAAACCAACCTGACTTCTCTCCTTGAGTTCTAGGTGTATAACCAAGTTGCTCACAGAATACCTTGTAAAGAGCTTTTCTATTTTTTAATTCTTCTTCATCAATTTTATTTACTTGTGGCTCGTCCACATATTCTTGTTCTAATGGTTTTAGTTCATTGGTTATAGTTCTATGTACTGTTTCCGATACTACCCTTGTATCGTCTGCAATACTACCCCTAGTATCATCAGCGATACTACTAGATATAGTGGTATCAGATTTAAGATATGGATTGCTTGTTTTTAGATAATACAAGTTAGTTTGCTTTGCATTATCTTTAAATCTATTCTTTTTTTCTATTGCACCAATATCAATTAACTCATTTAATAGTTTGTGAGTATTAGCTCGACTAACTCCAACTCTTTTTGATAGTGTTGTAACACTTGGATAACAAGAGCCGTCTTTTCTATCAGCATAAGTCCATAAGATACAATACAAGTTCTTTGCTCTAGGGCTTATGTCTGCGTCTAATATCCACTCAGGTATTATTGCAAAGTAATTATCTGCTTCTATTCTCATAATGTCCTAACTATGCTTAAGTGAGTACCTGCGTCAAGATACTCACTCAGCACCGTACTATACCAATCAGAAGGGAGTATCTGAATCAGTAATATCATCTAAAGATTTAGGTTGTACCAAATCTTGTGGTTTGTAATTAGCGAACAATTCAGCAGGTGGCTCATCAGACCAACTTGCATAAGGGAAGCCATTGTTTCCACCTGTACATTGTTTGTTGCCACATTTAAAGTTAGGGCTTTTGTCTGATTTCTTGTCTGCTCTGTTGTCGTACACCTTAGACGCACAAGAAGGACATTTTAGCTCTCCTTGACCCACAGGGCTTTGTGATAACACGGTTGGTTGTGGGCTTGGTTGCGTTGCAGGTGTACTAACAACAGGATTCTCAGCGACTTGAGAAAACGGATTGAGAATCCAATCTTCTATCTTTTGTGCAACATTGAAAACTTCTGTTAGATTCTCCATAAAAAAATCTGAATCACAAGCTAATTCAACTGCACCTTTTAAAGCTACTTGTCGAACAATTAATTTATCTTTATTATCCATTTACTAACTCCTTTGAACTATTAACTCTTGTTTCTACCCAAGTGTTATTAGTTCTCCATTCATTTAATGTTTCTTTTTTCCAAACAGGTGTTGCTTTTAATTGGTAATCAGGTGTAGGAAGTTTACCTTGAAATTTCCATTGTGCGACTTCTTGTCGAGTAACACCAAGCCAAGCACCAATTTCAGCAGTACCTAATATATCTTGCGTCATATTTTCTCCTTAATGTAATCTGCAATATTTATTTCTTTGCCCTTTGATAATTCAGAATATAACAAGTCTAATTCTTCACTCAACTTAGTATTATCAATGAATTTCTCAGGGAATAATTTAAGAGCTAACCATTCAACTATTAGAACGAAAACTCCTGTAAATAAAAGGAACGCCATTGTTCCAAATAATATTATAAAATCTCCTTCACTCATTCTTCTTCTCCTTCTATATCAACATCATAAATTGTTACAAGTTCATCATCTTGATTAAATACAGGAACTGCTCTCATATTTAATTGGAATTTGAACTGTGGGAATTTATCTTTGTTTAATTCAGATACCTTCTTAAGTATCTTTGTTGGTCTTTGATAAGAGAATACAGGCTCAATGTTTATCCAACCACTAGCTTTGTATTCACTACCATAACTTTGTTTCACGACAATATCTACTCTGCCTTGAACAAACCCTGTTAATGTTATTCCTTCTTCCATATCAACTCCTTTTCGATACTCTATATACATTAATCGCAGATTTATTTTAATGCAATCTTTTATTATAAAATTTTTAAATTATCCCAACCGTCTTTAGTAACTGTCATTGTTACTACACCTGTTGATGTTGAGTAACCTGTTCTAGTTTGAAAATCAGTTGAAGGACTCATAGCAGGTACTCCCATTATTGTTCTTCCACCTTGCTGAACGGCAGTAAAGTGATGATAATGACCGTGTACAATCATTCGAGCTACACCAACAGGGTTATCTCCTGCTTCATTCAATCCAAACATCTGACCCTTCCACCAATTTTCTATTTTCTTTGCAGGAGTTCCACCACCTGCCGTTAGATGTCCGTGAGTAAAACCCATTAAGTAACCTTTAACATCTAAAAGTAAATGTGGAGAATCAGGTACAACAACTTTGATGTTCTTATAATCTGACGCATAGACTAAATCTCCAACTTGTTCTAATATCTGTAAATCAAGGTTATCAAGTTCTTCTGTTGCCATACTCTGCTTACCACTTCTGTTTTGTCCGTGATTAGAAGTTACACCTGAGAGAATGACATTATAGTTTTGGTCTGCAAAGTTTTTTACAATCTTCCAAAGCAATCTTCTTGCAACTGTAACTTGGTCACGCAGGTGCATATCGAGATTCCAAATTTGTGACGAGTACCAACCTGACAGACTACAATTTTCTACGATATCGCCAAGTCCAATGACATAGACTTCATCAATTTGATGTCCAATCTTTTTTAATTCTTTTAATCTTGCATTAGCACAATCAAGTGAAGCTAAAACTTTATTAACAATATCTTCGCTTCCATTACCGTCCCTTTTACCCATTTGCCAATCTGCAACATAGTACATAAATGCAGAATCTCCTGTAGCAATAGTTTGTTTCTTAACTGTGTAAGATTTAATTTCTTTTAAGAGCTTTGCATAGTCAGTATCTCTATCAGGAACTTTTTTTCTAATGTCAGCTTTATAATACCAAGCCTGTTCCTTCTGACCTTCTCCCATATTCATATCCCAAGTTCTTACTTGTAGATTGCCTACGATTTCATATTCGTCAGGATTAAAGCCCCACTCATTTAGTAATGTTGCAAACTCAGGCTCTTGATTTTTTGTGCCACGAGAAACTAATGTACCTTTATTAGTTTTTGGGTCATACTCTGCGTGTGGTTGCCAACCTGTAGGGTATTTTTCTTTAGCTAGTGTTTCATTATGTTTCTTATCGTTGTAGCGATTAAGAAATTGGTTTAGATTTTTTGACTCGTTCTTTGTGTTCATTTATTCGATTCCTTATTGATTTAGGAGATACACCGTTCCACCCACACTCATCAATTAGCCAATCGACTAAAGCCGTTGTATCTAAATAACCATTTTCTATAGCAGTTAGTACTTCTTCCCATTGAGAAGCTCTAAGTTCTGTTCCATAAAAATAACCACGCTTAAGTGGTTTTCTTTTATAGTTATCTAAGTATTCTTTAAGTGCCATACTGCGTCCTGTTCTTTTACTACTTTAATTATAAAGTCTAAGTGTGATTTCTAGGGTATTTTAAGGGAATTTTTTAAATTTTTTTTTGGGCATAGCCTAAAAGCCTATAAACATTGGGGTTTTTATTTAAAAAAATATTATAAATAGTTGTAACTTTTATAATCTTTGATTAATCTAAGTAGTATGAATGAAACAAAAAAATGGAAAACATTAGGTCACGATACCACACATATTAGAGATGAGAATGATACTTCACTTTATGGTAAAGCAATTTGTGGAACTAGATTTGCACACTTCTCAGTTATTGTAGAAGTAGAAGAAGGCACAAAGGTTAATTGTGCTAGATGTTTAGTAAAAGTTGGTTGGGCAAAAAAAATTGGTAAAGGTGGTTTGCCTTCAGAGAAAAAAGTTCTTGGTTATTCAGAAACACTTTATGAATTAATTAAAGACTTAGATAATGCTAGTTTAAAGATTAAAAGTTTTAGGAATGGCAAAACCTTCAATCCTATTGGAACTATATTTTCAACTTCTACAGAACATAGAAGATAATAAGTTTTAAACCATTTATTCTTCCCAAGTATCAAGTAAAGCAAAAATTATTTCATCTAACTTATCAAGCTCTACAATAACTAATCCATTTGTAGTTCCGTCAGGCATAGCTACAAACATAAATGGTCTTGTATCTCCAATGTTCTTATTAGAATCTGATTGCTCTTTAGCTTTTAAATATTTATTCCAAATTGGTTGTATTTGTTTTCCTGCTTTGACTTCAACTCTAACTTGTCCTTGCCAAGATTCTTCATTACCCATTTGAGAACGAAACTTTGTATCAGGTATTTTTAATTTTTTTCTAGCTAGGTTTTGTTTTCTTCTACCTTTATTTTTATTAGTAAGACCACGCTTTTGATTGTCAGACCAACCTTCTCTGTTCTTACGATTCTTTTGACCTATACCTTGTAAGCCTTTTTCTTCGCCTTTACGCCTTTTCCAATCAGAATATGTTTCATCTTCTCTAATATCAAACTCTCGACTCATCTAATACCTTCTCTAAAATATTTAAACTTACTTTAATTGAACTTATAAATCCAAGTGTATCAAAATCAGATGTTGGTACAAGTAAACAATGAGCCAACCATTTATCTCCATTCTCATTTTCATTCTCAACTTTAACTGTTCTGTAAGTATCATTCTTAATCCAAGTTAAAAGGAATGGTAATAAGTTTGTAGGATTCCAATAGCGAACAAAGTTTGTTGGATAAGTCCAATACATCATATAGTCTGCAAATGTTTTCATTTGGCAACCAATAGCAAGTTCTCCATTGTCTTGTTCAATTAAATATTCCAAAGCAAGATTATTAGTTTCATTAATTTGAGTATCTGTTTTAACTTCTATGAATTTAGAATTAAGTTCTGTATTAAAAACCCAAATGTCAGCACCTTTAAGTTGTTCTTCCATTCTTGTTTTTCTTGCGTGGAACTTATGTCCCTTCTCATCTTCTATTGAATTGTAATATGCAAGTATTAGTTTCTCCCCAATCTTGCCAATCTTATCTTGTTCTTTAAAATTAAAAATCATAATTCCAACAACTCCTTGAGCTTCTCCAATGTTTTCCCTTGCCGTCATTATAGAACAACCAAGAAGCTAGTTTAATATTTAGGATTGGGTCTTTTCTATTTCCACTAAATTTCAATTTATTTTTAAGCCAAGAAAAAGTCGAATCGTTAAATTGAAATAAACCTATATCTTTTGTTCCATTGTTATTGACATTAACTGCGTGTGGTCTGCCTGAAGATTCACAATACATAATTAAACTTGCTTGTAATAAATCTTCTTCTTTAAAGTGTGTTTGAAGAATAGGAAGCCATTGTTGTACAACTTCAACCTTCTCGTATTGTTCCCTGCAATCTAGGAATATGTCCATATCATTTGCCGTTGGTGGCATAGATAATAAACAAACAATCACACCTTCAATAATTAATGAAGGCATTGTTCTCCTTTATTTAATTGTTTATATATTGTAAGTCAGTTTGTTTAGAATTTCTATACAAACAATTTCTGTTATCGCAAAACAAACTACCTTGATATGTGGTAAGATGTTTGCCACAGAACATACAACTTGTTCCTTTTACTTTCACAGAAGTATTATAAATCATAAATTAGTAAATTTGTGATTAAAAAATAAAAAGTCCTTATGAACTAGCAATAGCAATTAAGGTCTTTTTGATTAAAGAACACCTAGTTTTACAAGTTGCTCTTTAACTTTATTTTATAATATATTTTTTTAATCCCAAGTCTGCATATTCAGACATATCTATTTCTCTTACTTGGTTTGTTTTAGGATAATAAATTGCAAACTTAGTAAATTTTTTAAGTAAGAAGTGAGATTGTTTATTTTTAGAATCTTTTGCAATTATTCTAAGTTCTTTTTCAGGCTCACATTTTACTAATACTTTATCTTGTTTTATAAATTCTAAATCATATAAAGAGTGATTAGGTTGCCAACCATTGTCAAAAGTAGAAACTCTATATGCTAAGTTATTTTTCCAAAGTAATGAGTCTCTTAAATTTTTTGTAGGTACAGTTTCATCAATGTTTTGGATTCCATTATTCATAAAATCTAACCATAAATCTTTATTAAAACTACCGTCTGAGTTGTTAAAATTTACTTTATTTGTTTCATTCATACTATGAATAATAATCAAAGATTATAAATAATGCAACACAAAAACAAGAAATTTATAAGTTTTTTTTATACTTATTTTAAGGTGGTAAAGTTATACCATAAAAGTACAAATAAGGTCTTAAAACGGCTCTAAATGGCTAATTTAGGCACTATATTGGATAATTCCACCAATAAGTAGAACAATAAAGGTAGCAGTAGCTAAAAGTTCTGACCTAGAAATCTTTGTATTTACCTTCTCGTGCAGTTCATCAATACGAGAATTTATTTTATCTTGACCTTCAAGAACAAGCAGTAACATTTCTTTTTGTGTCATACCATTACCGTTTGAATCTGCCATTAGTTTTCCTTACAGTTATCACTACCATATTTGTAATTACAAATAGTAATGTATGTTCCTTCTTC